CAAGGAAAGTATAAAATAATACCTTGGGAAAAGATACACGAAACCAATAAAGGTGTTAAAGAAGCTATTCGTAAGTTGAGAGGGAAATTCAAGTCAGGTAGTAGAAAACAGTCAGGTGGCGGAATGACGGTGCAAAGAGTAATAGTATGCACTTGATACGGTAGACGCAGAGAATCAGTCAATGATAAGCTGATGCGATATTTTATCTCTAACTGGTTAAAGTCCAGTTTTACAGGTTCGAATCCTGTCCTCGACTGCAAGGGAAACGCTCACTAACCCTCATAATAGTGTGATGACAGCTCGGAAAGACGGCAAAAAAAATAGTTGATTAGCTCAGCGGACAGAGCAGCTGGCGACAAGGGTTCGAGTCCCTTCCATGCTTTTGCATGAGTTGTGTAGGGTTCAAGCGAGTGTGTCGGAGGTTCGATTCCTCCATCAACTACAAAAAAAGTAAGCTACTTATTGTGAGAAGGTGAGTCGTATGAGTTGGCCACATACAGAAAGCTTTGTTCTGGAAGAAGCAAAAAATCTCCCTTACTTTATTTAGCTAGGTGGCGAAATGAAGAGCAAGACTTCTCCTTCCCACAGTTCATGGATTATTTTGGGTTAATGCTTAAATGTCTAGGGTACTGTCCTAGACTTTTTTTAGACATTACTTAGACATTACTTAGACATTTAAACAAAAAAAACATGGAAAATATTTGGAAACCAACAAAACATCTCAGGTGGTTTAAAAAAGAAATTAATGTAGTTTCTAATCCTGCATATTTGACAATGAAACTTCAACAGTTATGGAAAGACAACATGGGAAATCAAGAGTGGAGGGATATTCATGAGGAATGATTATGCAACCAACACAAGAATTCACTATCGAGAAAAATGCTTTCGTAATAGAGAAAACCATTCCTATTCCTGAGATACTTGAAGGAAAAAGAGGTATTCCTAAAAAATACTTTTGGGAGTTGATGGAAGTTGGTGACAGTGTTTTCTTTCCGAATCAAACCACATTGGAACATTTGTTAAGTAAACTCAAAACCAATACTTACTACTTTGTAAAAAACAAAAACAATGATTGGAAGTTTTTCTGTAAGATTGAAGAAGAAAATCAAGGAGTTAGAGTTTGGAGGGTGAAATGATAGAAATGTTTTGGTTGTTCTTTTCGATTTACTTTACAGGAGGTTTGTTAGTCTATGTTTTCTATCCCATAAATTACGATAATTTGATTATCGAAGAAGATAAGTCAATGACATTTATAGTTAAGGAATACTTTGTACTTATTAAATCTGAAAAAGCAGGATTGATTCATTTCAATGTCAATTAAAACCTTTATATTTGATTTCCATATTATCATATTATATAATTTAACAAGGTCTAGGATAATGTCCTAGACTTTTTTTATCTTTGACATCATGGTTAAATCATAGGGTTATTGGGTTAAAAAGTCTAGCTTTTGGTTAGACTTTTTTTTTGCAAAAACTTGCATTTAATCTAAGTTTTTTCTTATATTTACATAAATAAAAACAACACCCTATGACAACTCTTCAATTAAAAAACCAGCTTTTTGGAACAACTTACAACGCAAAATCTTCTTATTATGTTGATTTTAACGGAATTTGTGTAAGGGTATCAGATCACCTTCCGCAGAGCCATAATATCAAGAATAATCACGAAGAAGGCGAAAAAATTTTTTTCTTGTTTACTGATTGCGAGTTAACTGATTCTCAAATCCAGCATCATTTAGAATCTATTTTAAAAAATGATTATGAATATGATTACGCTATTTTTGAGAATGGAGATGATTTGGAAATGATTAAAAGATATATTGCAAGGTTATGACACTATTTGATCAATCAAAAGACTACTCACAAGGCTTTCGCTTTAAAAAAGCTGAACTTGGAGTTTTTTCAGGGAATTCCGATACAGCTGTGCAGTGTTTAAAATCAGGATCAAGAATCCTAGGTCTTACTAGGGGTGATTTTTCACTTATTGATTTGATTCATTCAATCTTGAAAAAAATAGGTAAATCAAAGGTTATTTGTTGCACTTGGTCAGCTGGTATCAAAGATGCTAACCAGGTGCGGTGGATGCTTAATTCAAACCTGATTGATTCCTTTACGTTAGTAACAGATCACAGCTACGTTACCCGACAAAAAAAGTATGCTTTGGCTATCCAAGATTTATTTGGAAAAGACAATATTAGAACTTCAGAAATTCATGCTAAATTTGTTCTTATTCAAAATGATAGCTGGAATATTTGCATTCGAACCTCAATGAACTTGAATGCGAATAAAACCTGCGAAACTTTTGAAATTGATGACGACCTAGAAATCTATAACTTTTACAAAAAATTTATTGACGAAACATTTACAAATACTCCAAGTGGATTTGAGCAAAAAAGCTGGGTAGTTAATGCAAGTTTGAATAAGTTTTTTGGCGAAGAAAAAAAAGAAATAAGCCATTCGGATTTTCAGTTTTTTAAATTGAATTCTGAATAAAATTGAATAGTTATAAAAAAGCCTGATAGAGATATTATCGAAAAAGCTATACTGGAATGTTTTGGAAATATTTCAGTAACTGCTAAATCTTTGGGTGTTGTTAATAACACCTTGAGAGCATGGATTGAATCTGAAAACCTTCATGATGCAATAATTGAGGGTAGAAATTCTAGACTTGATTTTACTGAATCCAAATTGGATCAAAATATTAACAATGGCGATACAACGGCGATAATTTTTTTATTGAAAACATTGGGTAAGGATAGAGGGTATTATGATAAATCAAATTTTGACCATACAACTAAAGGACAGCCAATAAATATAATTTCTTTAGGATATGGAACCCCTCCAACTGATTCCGAAGCAGAGTAAAGCAGTTTTCTACCTTAAAGACAACAAGACCGAGGAGATTATTTACGGCGGTGCTGCAGGTGGTGGTAAGTCCGCATTAGGGTGTCTTTGGCTTATTGAACAATGCCAAACATATCCTGGAAGCCGTTGGTTGATGGGCAGAGCAAAACTGAAGACCTTAAAGGAAACAACACTCAATACTTTTTTTGAATTAGCTTCTAGGCTTAAAATTTCAGATCAATTTAATTTCAATGCCCAACAAGGGATAATCTATTGGGAGAATGGTTCTGAGATTATTCTTAAAGACTTATTTCTATATCCTTCCGATCCCGAATTTGACCAGCTTGGGTCACTTGAGATAACAGGAGCTTTTGTGGATGAGGTTAGCCAAGTTGTTTATAAAGCTTGGCAGATTGTCAAATCTCGTATTCGTTACAAGCTGAATGAATTTGGATTGATACCAAAGATTCTTGGAAGTTGTAACCCTACAAAAAAATGGGTGTACAAGGAATTTTATAAACCATTCAAGGAAAAGTCAATTAGACAGGATAGAGCATTCATTCAGGCTTTGCCGACTGATAATCCACACTTGCCAAAGTCTTACCTTCAATCCCTGCTTGGTCTTGATGAAACGAGTAAACAAAGGCTGTATTACGGAAACTGGGAATTTGACGATGATCCAGCTAGGCTAATAAATTACGAGTCTATTCTTGACCTTTGGAGAAATGAATACGTTCCTCAAGGACAAAAATACATTACTGCAGACATTGCTAGATTTGGCTCTGATAAAGGTGTTTTAATACTTTGGTCAGGGTATAGGGTATTAGATGTAATTACCTTGGATCATTCCTCCGTTACCAATACAGCACAAAAGATAAAGGATTTGGCTAACTTGCATCAAGTGCCGAATAAAAACATCATTGCAGATGAAGATGGAGTAGGTGGTGGGGTGGTTGATATTGTCGGGTGCAAGGGATTTGTAAACGGTTCTAAGGCATTGGATGAGGAAAGAAAGCAGGTTCAATATGCTAATCTAAAGACTCAATGTTACTTTAAACTTGCAGAGAAAATCAATAACGGAGAAATCTATTTGACAAAGCCATTTTCTCACATATCGGAAAAACTGATTCAAGAACTTGAACAAGTGAAACGGGATAAGATTGATCAGGATGGTAAACTAATTTTGATGAGCAAGGAAAAAGTAAAGGAAGCAATTGGTAGATCACCTGACTTTTCGGATGCTATGATGATGCGGTTATGGTTTGACCTTGGAGTAAAGTTTAATTTCTCAATATGAAAAAACACCTTTTAGTCATACTTGGTAGCTTTTTAATTATCTACCTGATCGTTGCATTTATCACCATGTCAATCAATGCAGAGCAATGGCATTGGAGCGGAAGATTCATTCTGATAGTCAGTTACGGAGCATTCCTTATTTCGGTGTATGATAAGGAATTTTTGAAATGATTGATAATTACTTACTTTTATTTCCAAAAGTGATGAAATGTTATTAAAGGCTATAAGGAATTATCTAACACCTCAGTCAGCACCTGAGGGAAAGAACCTATTGAATGAAATTGTTTATCCCTACTTCAATTCAGCTGGTATCTTGGTTTGGTACGATGGCACGAACCAAACTTTTGTTGATGAGGGATACAGAGGCAATGCGCTTATCTATTCGATTATCCGAAAGATTGCCGATAAGTCCAAGACCTGTCCAGTGGCGGTGTTCAAGAACAGTTCACGAGAAAGGAAGTACCAATCAGCCAAGTATTCAAGGAAAGACCTGAACAGAGCGCGGGCATCCATCTATCGGACAAAGGAACTAGTGGAAGTACCTGAATCCGATCCCGTGGTTAGATTGCTTCAGAAGCCTAATCCAATGCAGACTTGGAGTGAATTGCTTAACGATATCAGCACTTGGTTCAATACATCAGGGGAAGCATTCATTTATGGCTTTGCGCCTAGTGAAGGGTTGAATAAAGGAAAGTTCAAAGAACTGTACGTTTTGCCAGCCAATTATGTTGAGTTGGTGATGGGTGGTATGATGGAACCCGTAAGAGGTTATAAGCTGGCAATCGGGAATCAAACGATAGAGATTCCTGCATCCGATGTCTTGCACATCAAACAACCTAATCTATCATGGGATTTGAACGGAAAGCAGTTGAGAGGTATGTCACCGCTACTACCCGGGTTAAAGACAATGCAGGGGAATGCCTATTCCGTGGAGGCGAAGACTAATGCTTACCTGAATCAGGGAGCTAAAGGTATTCTTTCACCTAACGTGCAGAATCCTGAGTTCTGGCCGACACCTGAACAGAGGCAAATGATTGACCAACGGGTGGATGAACGGATAAACGGAAATGCTAACATCAATAGAGTGATAGCATCCAGCCTACCGCTTAGATACGATGCTATCGGACTTTCACCTTTGGCTTTGGATATTATCAACTCACAAAACATGGACTTGCAGACTCTTTGCGGTCTATGGGGAGTTAACCCAGTATTATTCCAATCCAATGCTACCTACTCGAATGTCGAACACGCACAGAAAGCATTGGTTACAGATGTGGTCATGCCACAACTTCAGTTATTTGAAGAAAAGCTAACCGAGTGGATTGGGTCACGATACGGGATGGATTACGTGGTAGACTTTGATACGTCAGCCTATGCCGAACTTCAACCTGATGTGAAATTGATCTTTGACACCTTCGGAAAGAGTCCTGCCATCACGTTCAACGAACTTCGTACCATGGTAGGGTTTGATGTGTCGGAATCCGAGGGCATGGATGCTCACTGGGTTAATCAGGGATTGATCCCTATGGATGAGGCATTGGGCGGACAAGCAACTGATTTTGTCGATTTCCAAGAGTAATGGCGAAACTGAATCTTGCTCAGATACGGAGGCAGAATGCGACCGCTTTAAAAAAGTATGAGCGGTTCGGAGTTAAGCTATTTACTAAAGCATTAAAAGAACAGGCAAAGAACTTTGATCCCAAGATAATGGAGAATGCTTATCTTGATTTTTACAACAGGGTCTTTATTGATTCAGCCAAAAAAGAATACAATCGGATCAGAGTGCAGGAAAAAGTATTTACTCCTAGTGATTTATTTTTATCTACTTGGAGGGCATGGATTCAGGATTGGTTATTGACCAATCTTGGAACTATGATAGCTTCAGTCAATGAAACTACTTTAGGCAAGATTCAAGAAACTCTTGCCATGGCTACCGAGCAGGGGTTGAATCCATTTATGACTGCTAGGCTATTGGCTTCAGAAATCGGATCCCCATCACGGGCAAGAGCGATAGCGAGAACCGAATCGACACGCGCGAATGCGATGGGTAAGGAGCAGTCAGCCAACCAATGGGCTAGAGAGTCATCTCAGAACCTTTGGAAGGTATGGGTATGGGGTGGATCAAGAGAACCTAGGATTCAGCACATTGAAGCGCAGAATAAACCGATTCCCAAAGATGCTTTCTTTCAGTTTACCAATCCCAACGGGTTACAAGTTGCAATGCTGAAGCCCGGTGATCTATCGGGAGGGGCAGCGCAGACGGTAAATTGCTCTTGCACGATTGTGTACATTTCGGAAAGATTTGCTAGGAGGAATTATCCTGATGCTTTTTAATATTTGCATATTATTTTTTTTCTCACGTATATTTGCTTAAGCGAATAACCAATGGCATCCTATTCCGACTATCCCGAGGCAGTAAAGAATAACGCTAGACGTGTGCTGAAGTACGTGGAGGAAAATGGATGGGGGTCTTGCGGTACGGATGTTGGTAAGCAGAGGGCGAACCAACTAGCTAATGGAGAGGCAATCTCGGTAGACACCATCAAGCGGATGTACAGCTATCTGAGCAGACACGAAGTTGATTTGGAATCCTCCACATCATACGAGGAAGGATGCGGGAAGTTGATGTATGATGCTTGGGGAGGTAAGGCTGGATTAAGCTGGAGCAGAAGTAAATTAAGAGAACTAGGAGAAATTAAAGAAAACAACGATATGTCATTCTTAACCAAAGGATTGAATCTAGGATTTACCGATAGCGACACCAAGGAAGGTGTTGTGTCCGGGTACTTTTCTATGTTTGGATCAAAAGACCTTGATGGTGACATAATCGAGAGTGGAGCGTTTACCAAGACCATCCAAGAACGTGGACCAAAAGGAAAGCGGTTGATTAAGTACCTACTCGATCACGATAAGACCAAAGTACCTGGAGTAATTACCGAACTTGAGGAGGATGCCAAGGGGTTGCGATACACCATGAAGGCAGGTACTCACATGATGGGTCAGGACTTCATTAAAATGGTGGAATCGGGAATAATCAATCAGCATTCATTCGGCTTCCGAACAATCAAAGAACAATACGATGATGCAACCAAATCCAATCGAATTAAAGAAGTAATGATGTATGAGGGGTCAGCGGTTCAGTTCCTTGGTGCCAATCCCGAAACAACATTTATTGAGGCGAAGGAATTATCCGACTACCTTAAAAGCCTAGAGAAATTTATTAGAACTTCCGATGCCTCAGATGAGTGCATCAAAGAAATAGAATCACTTTTGAAACAATTGAAGCCGGCACGCACCACTTCAAATGAAAAAGCCGATCAGAACAAAATCGAACTTAAACTTTCATTTGAATCATGGAAAATTTAGAACAAATAAAAGCCGACCTTCAGAAGTCTATCGACGAAGCAGGAGTGGCACTTAAGACCAAGGCATCCAATGCTGAAGACTTGGCACAAAAAGCGGTGGACAAAGTAGAAGCCGTATTGAAATCAATGGATGGTGTCCTTTCTAAGGAAGACGCTCAGAAGATGCAGGATCAGCTTGATAAGCTGGACATTGCTATGCAAAAGTCAACTGTTGAGAAAAAAATCAACGAAGAATCTTTCAAGGATGCCTTCATGAAGGCTTATGCACCTGTTAAGAAGGAAATCGAAAGAATGAAGTCAGCAGGTGAGCGATTGAAAGCACCGATGACTTTTGAAATTCAGGAAAAGTCAGTAGGCACTATCTCTTTGGCATCTACTCTTGCGAGCGTAGGTTCATCTTCTCAGGTAACCATATCCGAGTTCACAGGTGTAGTTTCCCCTATTCGTCAAAGACTGCTTACCTACCTTTCAAATGTGTCAGTAGGTGCGATCAACACGCAGTATGCTGTATGGGTTGAAGAATTAGGTCAGGATGGAACTCCTGTGTTCATCAACGAAGGAATTGAGAAGACTCAAATAGATATTGCTTACAAGGAGCAGAGAGCCAAGGTAAACAAGATCGGTGTTCACATGAAAGTGACTACCGAGATGTTGGACGATGCTGCTTACTTGTTTTCTTACATCCAAGATAACGGGGTGAAGCGTGTT